AAGCGAAGCTATCGTAATTAACTTTGTTGTATCTAAAGCATCGTCAAGTTAATGGGTATGTTCGCCTTTAGGCGTATGAGGGAACAAGAAGCCGCTAGAACGGTGGCTTCTAAACCTCTTATAAAAAAAGTAAAAACTAAATCTAAAGTAAAAAATGGCAATCACGATAAACGCGACGGTAGGCAACGCGTCGGCAAATAGTTACGTCACTTTATCTGAGGCCAACGCTATTGTCGAAGGCTTAATACTTGATGATGATGTTTCGGCTTGGGATGGGTCGAATACCGATAATAAAAATAGAGCGTTATATACCTCTACTATAAGAATTGACCGCGAAAGATTTATTGGAGCTAGAGTTACTAATACGCAAGCATTACAATGGCCACGTCAGGGGGTAAGAAAACCTGATACTTATATTAATACTTACTCGGTCGGATTTCCTTTTCGTATTTCTACAGATTATTTTGCGGAAGATGAAATACCGGAACAAGTTAAAAAAGCTCAAGTTATATTAGCGGTTTATTTAAACAACAACAGAGATGGGTTAGGATTATCGGGTCTAGAGGATTACAAAAAAGTAAAACTTGGTAACCTAGACGTAGAGCCTAATTTTTATGGTGCGGTCGGTGCCGATAGAGTACCGCCGTTATTCGAAAGGTATTTTACCGGATTAAGAATTAGCGGTCCTAGTAACATAGCAATTAAAAGGAGTTAAACATGAGCTACTATCCAGCCGCAAAGATTATAAATGATACAGCCGCTCATACGGGTCGGTTTGGTTGTATTAAAGCTTTGCAAGATTCTGTTATTAATACTTTAGTCGCTGAAAACATATCAGGCGATCTTACCGGCCTACAATTTAAAAGTAATACCGCTATAGAAGGAGTTATTACTAGCGTTAAATTAGATAGCGGAACCGTAATCGCATATTTAGTCTAATGGGTATCTCATCATCACTTAGAAAAGTTGCCAGCAAAGGTTTAAATAAACTTGGTGGAAATATAACTATTAGACAAATAACTAATGGTTCATATAACACAACGACAGGAGTAGTAAGTGAAAGTAATAGCGACACTGTAGTCAAAGGAACAATAGAAAATGTAAATAATGCTGAAGTAAACGACCAAATTCAAGCACAAGATAAAAAAATAACCATAGCTGCAAGTGATCTTACATTTACACCTACACCAAAAGATAAAGTTTTAGTTAGTTCGGTTGTTTATAAAATTATTTCTGTTGTAACAAATGAGCAAAACAATACTGCTATTACTTTTGAATTATTAGTGAGGTCATAATGGTAAGACAAATTAGGTTAGATCAAATTGACGATGTTATGGCCGAGGCGGTACAAGAACTTGTAAAAAAAACTACTTTGCGTTGGACAGAATTATCAAAAAAAGCAACACCTGTAGTAAGCGGTAATTTAAGAAATGGCTGGCAAACAGATATACAAAAATTTAAAGGTACTATTATAAATTCTGTAGAGTATGCTGAACCTGTCATTTATGGAACTTCTTTACCTCCTAGTTGGCAAGGTAGATATAGGACAAGACAACAAACGATAAAAGGTTTTCCAGAATTGCAAGCCAAGCAACTAACTACACAATATATACCTGCTGAATTGAGAAGAATTATTAGGAGTAAATAATGGCTGCATTAGATTTAAACACAGTCAGACAAACAATAGAAGCTAGAGTTGCAACAGAATTAGCAAGCAGTCCTGCTATATCTGTTGTATTTAACAATCAACCATTTGATTCAACAACAGAAGATACTTTTGTTCAGTGTCAAACCAGTTTCGGGTCAGGATCGTATTTAGCAAGAGGAGTTAATGTTGTTGCAGGGTTGGTCACTCTAAATGTTTTTACAGAAGAGGGTATCGGGGCTGGAACAAACTACACTATTTGCAAAAGGCTTAGGGACTTATACAATAAGATTACAGTTTCAAATGTTATTTTTGATTCACCTATTGGACCAGAAGTTTTAACATCTAGCCCAGAAGGTAAATTTCAAACACAAATAAGAATTACATTTGAAATATATGAGGATCTTTAATTATGCCAAAGCTTGAAATTACTGAAGAAATGCTTGATGCGATAGAAGCTGTTAAGGGACGCCGTGACCCTGCATATTGGGATGGGCGTTGTAGAAGATATATGGAGAATCAACAAAATACTAAAAAAGATGTAAAAAACTCTGAAAAGAGTTAAACTGTTTATTAATAATTCTTTTTTTTGTTATGGCTGCGATTAAGGGTGATGTCGGTAAAATTATGTTTGAAAATGCCGGCGGTACTGAAGCTGACATTTCTGGCCTTAGAAGTTGGTCTTTATCTATTACTAAAGACACAATGGAAACAACAGTTCAAGGTGATACCTCAAAAACATTTATCGGCGGTTTGATTTCTGGTGAAGGTTCAGCCGAACTTATTTACGACCCTTCTGGTAACTCAGATTATCAAGCTTTTATTGATGATGTTTTAGTTACAGGGGATGCAGGAGATGCTCTCATTGAACTGTTTCCTGATTCAAATACTTCAGCTAAAAAAATCAGTTGCGCAATTATTATTACTAATGCAGAATATGGTGCGACACTTGGCGAAGTTCAGATTATAAATATTACCTTTATTACTAATGGTGCTATTACTTCAGCTATATAGTACATTAAAATAAGGTATTACATTTTTTATGACAACAAAAAGAACAGTTGACATCATTACTGAAGCTTTTAGTGATGTTATGTCTAACAGACGTAAATATGAATTAGAATTACCAAACGGTAAAAAAATTGATATATATTTTCCACCAGTCACTAGATATGACAGGCAAAGGGCTCAATCATCTGCTGGTACAGAAGATGCTTTGATGATTTCAACACAACTTCTTTGTCAATTAGCACAAAAAGAAGATGGTTCAAAAGCTTTTTCTTTAGCCGATGCGCCAGATTTACAAAGAATGTTGCCCGAAAAAATTCTAAATGATCTTGAGTTATTTTTATTTGAAATTAAATTAGATGTCGATACAGCAAAAAAAGGTTAAGGAGAAATAACTGGCTTTATTTTGAGTTGTTTCTCGCTACTGAATTAGGAAAAACTCTAACAGAACTTAGAAAAAACATGACAGAAGAAGAATTTATTTATTGGGCAGCGTATTACGATTTAAAACATCAAAAAGAAGAAAAAATTCGTCAAAGAGCAAAAAACAGGTAATATATAAGAAATAGATTTACATAAAATTAAGTGGCTGAAACTAATGTTACCTTAAGAGTTGAAGCAAGAAATGCAATATCTTCTTTAAATAAAACTTCTCAAGCGACTAAAACATTATCAAAAAATGCAAACGGTGCAACTAAATCTTTAACTGCTACATCTACTGCAGCAAAAGGTTTGGGTGCTTCATTAGCTGCTTCTCTTGGACCTTTACTTACTGTTGGTGCTGCTTTTGCTACTGTAGGCAATGCGATTGGAACTTTTACAGCAAGAGAAAGAGATGTTGAAATTCTTAGACAAGGTTTAGTAAATTTAGGGGCAGGAACTGTTGCTTTAAATGAATTGCAAGAAGCAGCAAACAAATTAGGGAATCAGACTTTATTTAATCAAGAAGAATTTACAAGGGGTTTTAACTTATTAACAAGTTTCAGAAAAATTGGTGTTAATTCATACAAAAGAGTAGCTCAAGCTGCAGCCGATATTGCTCAGGTTAACCAAGTGGATGTAAGTACATCATTTATGCAATTAGCCAAAGCATTGCAAGATCCGGAAAGAAATTTATCAAACTTAAATAGATCAGGTATTGCATTTACACAAACACAACAGGATGTAATAAAAGAATTAATGAAAACCAACAAAACTGCGGAAGCGCACTCAATGATTTTGCAAATCGTGGAAGAAAGTTATAATGGCCTTTCACAAGCTGCTTCTGAAGGTTTTGCAGGAAATGTAGATTCTTTGGGAGAAGCATTTAGAGATTTTTCAGAAACGCTAGGTAAACAATTAGAACCTGCTTTAATCGCAGCTACAAAAGGATTAACAGAATTAATAACGGCTACTAATAATTTTATTCAATCTCCTATTGGAAAAACTGCTTTAATCTTTACTGGAATAGCTTTAGCTGCTAAAGCAATACCTGTTTTATTAGCTGCCGTTAGTGCTGGTTTATTAAAAGTAGCTTATGCCGGTGGTTTAGCTACTATTGCTTTAAATGCAATTCCATTTGTTGCTATTGCAACAGGAATTGGAGCTATAGTTACACAATTAATAAAACAAAAAGATGAACAAGATAAAGTTACTCAAGCAATTAAAAATGGTGAAAAAGCTCAATTAGAAGCCTTAGAAGCTGATCTTGGAATAAAAATGGCAAAAGAAATTGCTATTCTCAATCGTAGTAATGATCGGAGAACTGTAGAAGCAGCGAAAAGAAGGCTTGCAATTTTACGGGACGAAATGAAGCCTATTAAAGAAAGATTAGACATTGTTATTCAAGAAAATGCGGCAGAGGAAAAGAAAAATAAAACAATAAAAGAAAATAAAGATATACAAGAGGAAATAAATAAACTAATAAATGATAATTTAAAAAAAGCTATTGCTTATGAACAGGCAGAAATGGATTCTGTTCTTCCTAAAGGTAAATTGATAGATCGACTAAGTAATCAGAGAGCTTTAGCACAAGCTGCTCTTGACGGAAATTTAGAAGAAGTACAAACACAACAAGAAATAAATGCTCTTGTTGCAATTCATGGTGAAGGTGCGAGGGATATAATTACAGCTTATATTGAAGGCACAAATGCACTTAAAAT